ATGAAGCTCTTTTGAGCTGACCTAGTGATCTTGCGCAGTATGATTTTCTACGTTTAGCAGCTTTTGATCCTGGCTTCACTTTACCAGTCACGGCTGTTTTTAATTTAGAGCCGGGATTTAATCTTCGGTATGCTTTGACACCGGCTCGTGTCATACCTGCTCCAGACTTTGTAGGTCTGAAATTTTTTTTATTTCTAGGTGGCATAGTGCCTTTTGAATAATCTTTTCTCATTACATCATTCCCATTCTTTGTCTTTTCATCATGAAACCACCACCCATGGCTTTTTTTCTTTTTGCAAATGTTGGAACGTTTGTTGGTTTACCACCTACACCTTGTGCTTTACTTCTTTTTCTTGCAACGGCACTCCGTCTCTGGGATTCTGTCATGCTTGCCGCTTTGGCAGCAGGGACGCACTTTGGATACTTTCTTTTTGACCCACTCGCAGATTTTCTTCCACATTTTTTAAAACCTCCGCCTTTTTTCTTAGCGCCAATATCGACCCAATCTTGCTTGAACCACTCTTTTAAACCAGCCATGGCATTAAGAATTCTTTCCGATAGCTTCTCTATTTTGCCCTTTTATAGCTATCTTGCAAACTCTACCGCCTTTACCTAAACCTTGTCGTCTTAGTTTTTCAGCTGCCTCTGCAACTCCACCACCTGCTTTATAAATTCTACCACCCATAGCTTTACTAGGTTTAGGTCCTCTAAAATCTTTTCGTTTTACTCCAGAGGGATCTTTAATTTTACCTGCACAAATCTTACTAGCATAGGCATTAGCATATGCTGACGGATACACTTTAAATTTTCTTTTCGCTGCGGCTTTACCTCTAGGACATAGTTTAGTCATTATCTTTTTCTCGCTGTTTGTTTTGCTCTTGCAAAGTTAGCTGCAGTCGGTGCACCTTTCGCACCTTTCTTACGCATTTTACCACCACGTTTTCTTTTAGCGTGGATGTTTGCGTATAGACCTGGACGAGCCATTACTTAACTTTGCCGCCTTTTTTCATAAATCCCATTTTATTTCTAACTTTAGTTGGTAACTTAGCTAGACCTGGATTTTTTTTAGCGTCAACTTTTTTTAATTTTTTCTTTTTACTTCCAAAAGTTTTTTCTATTTTTTTGACGTTACCACCTACATTCATCATAGGCTTTTTCATCATCATTCCACCACCCATTTTACCAGCTCTACCGCCAGCTTTGAATGCAGGAACTTGTTTATTAAATCTTTTGTTTGGCATTATTTTTTTCCTCCGTTTCTAAAAATTTGTGTACCCTTTATACCATAAATACTCGCTACGACAAGGATCCAAAGATTAGTGAACCATGACGGGAGCTGCGAGAACATTTCAAAAAACAATTTTACCTTATCCATCGCTGTTGGGTCGTCCGATATGACTGCGTAGGCGAGCACCAACACGGGCAAACTGAGAATTATCAAAACTGCCTCGTCCTTCCAGTCTGATTGTCGGGCCTCTAGCAATTTACCCTGGTAAGCTTCTTCTCCTTTGGCCATACGTTCTGCATGCATCAGTTGTGCATCAGACATCGCCATTTTCGTTCTCTGCTTATTGGCGTAAATCTTACTTCCAGCAGAAACGGCTAGTTTAATTGCCGATAACCACATAATTAATACGCTTTAGAGTTTCTTTTTTTCTCTGCTAACATTCTTTTCTGACCGCCAACTGGCATTTCAGGTTTTCCTGTAGCAATATAATTAAAAGCTTGGTCAGCAGTTGTTTTAGATCTAGGATCTACCTCAATACTTTGCTCTGCAACCTTAACTTCTTTTATTTTGTCTAGTTTTTGCATTTATGCTCCTTTTTTTACTCCTTTTATAACACCTTTGTTCTTAGATGCATAGAATATCTTTTCACCTTGTTTTTTTCCGTACTGTTTCTTCATGGATTTCATAATTTTTTTACCTTTTTTGTTTAATGGCATTAATTATCCTCCACTACAACAGCTGCTTGTTGTACTCCAGTCTTTGCAAGACTAACTCCAGCACGTAATTTAGCTAATTCTTCGTTTTGATCCATTTTATCTTCAGCTAACTCTCTAGCTTGCATTAATTTTGCTCTATTTAGGTCTTGATTTGCTTGATCAGCGTCTTTTTTACGTTGATTTTCCATCGCTCGAAGGTCAACTTCACGTGATTTTAGTTTTAAAAGCGGATCTGCATCAAATTGTGATGTAATTTCTTTTTCTTCTTTAGCAAAATCTGCTGTTAGCTCTGCAATCAACACAGATTTTCTTGCTTCTAGGTCTTGAGAAATTTTTTGTAGCTGTTGTTGAGCTTGTGGGTCTTGTTGTGCCATCATTTGCATCTGTTGTGCTTGTTGTAATACGTCTGCAAACTCTAATTCTACCTGTTCTTGTGCCATTAGACTAATATGTTCTAAAATATTTTTCTGCATAGCTGCCATAATAGGTGGGTTGTTTCTAACCATGTTGGTTGACATAAAATTTAAGTGAGCTGTGACGTGTGCTCTGTGATCTTGACCACGAAAAGCTTGAAAAGGTTTACCGCCTAAGGCATTAATATGTTCTAACGCAGGATCCATTGGTTGCATTGGAACTGGTGGAGGTAAAACTGCATCTATATTTTTAATACCAAGTGCTTCATACATCTGTCTATACGCAAAATACAAATTATGTAGCTGAGGATTTGATGTTGCAAGTTGTAATTCTGTTTGTGCCATCGTAATTCTTTGTGCCATTGAAAATATATTTGGATCTGCAACAGGTAAAATATCTACCCTTTCATCAAAATCTGCTTGTTTAATTTCTCTTGTAGCACCAACAACATCATATGGATAGACTGGTGGTAGATACGTTTTAAATACTTTTGCAAGTAATTTAAATTCTGTTCTCATTGCAGAATATAATCTTTTGTGAATAGCTGACATAACTCTTGAACCACGTTCTAATAATGCAACTGTTGTTCCAACAGCAGCAGCTTGATTACCATCTCCTACTTGCATATCAGCGATAGCTGCAAATCTTTGTCCTGCACCAACTACAACACCCATTAATTGTAATAATGTTGGCGATGGTTCTTTGTATGGTAAAGGCATGAATGCATCTCTAAGATTACCACCTGGTGCATCTACATCTCTAAACTCACCTGGTTGTAATGGTGACGCTTCATCTCTGACTCTAATACCTCTTTGTTTAAATCCTGCCGGCAGGTTTGATAAAGTACCTGCATCTAACAATTGACGGAGAGCAGCCGTTGCGGTTCTGCTCAATCCGCCAATCATGTGAATTAATCCAAAGCCATAAAATCCTAAACCCGGTAAGAATTTAAAGTGGACAAAATAATGGATTTTATTTCTCTTTGGATCAGTTGGTTCATAATTACGTCTAATAGATAAAACTTGTTGACTAGCTTCTTCTACAGTAACTATGTAAGGTAATTTAATTCCTGTTGGATTTAACTCATCATCTTTATCTTCAAAACCTTCTAAGTCTAAATTAACATGACACTCCAACAAAGTATAAATATCTTCTTGCTTTCCAGTTTTTTTAGTTCCAGAAAGTTCTCTTTCTTTTTTAGTTAACTCATCGTTTTGATTTACACCTGGTGGTCCAAGTTCTACATCAGAATAAAAACCACCTACTTGTTGTTTTCGTAAATCGTTTTCAGAAATTTTTATTGTGTGGATAATTGATTCCGCATCGTCTAATGAGGTAGCCGTATACGGAACAATTAAATCCTCGGCAGGTATAAATTTACTTACCGCTCTTCCCAACAAATCGTCGTAATAAACTTTTTTAAATGTAGAACCAGCAAGTGGTAAATGAAATAACATCTGGTCAAACTCAGGTTCATACTCTTCCATCTTCTCCATCAACTCGTAGTTCATGTAATCTTTTACACGTTGTGACTGTGCCTCTTTAGCTGGATCAGGTTTACCAACTATCTGTGTTCTAACTGGTCCTTCTGCTGGTAATAATTCTTTGTAAGCTCCCGCTTGAAACTGTGTTACTGCTTCTGCAAGAACAGGGTGTGTTGCACCAGATGCACCTTGAAACGGTTCTGTTCTATTCTCATATTTAAATCCTAAAAGATCTAAACCTTGTATATAAGATTGTTCCCAATCTTTTCTTGATGTTTTATATTCTTTGTAATTACCAACCAGCTCTAGACCAATTGGTTTTAAAACATCTTCTGGTAATAATTCTGCTAGATTATCAAAGTGTCCTGGCTGACCTTCGATGTTTACTTTGCTTGGATCAAAATTTACTTCAACGCTTCCATCTTCATTTGGTGTGACCTCGACCCCAGGATCTTGGGCCTCTACGGCTTTCTCCTGTTCGATTTCTATTTCTTCTTGAGGATCAACCTCTATTGATGTTTTTACGTTTGGTAACGTTTTGTCTATATCTGCCATTTATATTCTCCGGGTTTGTTATCTTAACCTGTTTTAAGGGAACATTCAACCCTTGTGGATTGGGCCCTCTTTTAGGTGGCACTGTTCTCGTTAGTTTTTTAATCATTTATCTTTGTTTCTTTTTATCATATCTAAAAATGGGAACGCATCACTCTCATCTATTGGATTTGCTGTGTCCGGTCCAACTGAGGATTCATCTAACTCTACCTCGTTATAATATCTAAAATTCTCTGCTGCAGATTTTTTCTCTTTTTTAGTTAAGCCTAATGCTAAATCTTCTAATGCTTCAACCACGGCGTCTGCCTCTTGTTTAATATCTAAATTTATAGCAGAGTCAAAATTTGTATCATCAACTCCCATACTACTAGTATCAACTGTCTTATACTCAAACTCTGGTGCCTCAACCTCTACATCATATTTTTCTACAGATTGTGCAAACTCTGGATCAGACAAGAAATTTTGTTTTCCTGATTGACCAGGTCTATAGGTTATGGTCACTGGTAGCTCCATGTCATAATAACTTGTTGTCCAATCTAATGTGATCTCACCATCTCTGTCGTTTTTGCTCATCAATACTTTTTTCTTACCTAATTTTGTATCAAGAGTTATCTCAAAGAAATCTGGTTCTATACCTTTTATATCTCCTCTAGATTTTAAAAGACCTTTTCTCTCGATAGCATACACTGCATCTTTAAACCATGCAGGCATACCTTGAACAGTATTATCCATCACAGGTGCTGTTCTTACAACTTTAGCAACTTTTGGTGCCACGTCCATAAGACCAAGCATCTTGGCCATCACAACTGTTGCAGTTGCACCTGTTGCCTGTAAAAATTCTCTTCTGTTCATGCCTTTCTCACTTAAAACTTTGTCGACCTCTTTTTCTAATATTTTTTGTGCGACTTTATCGTTTGGTAGATTTCTAGCTTTTGCAAATGCGTTTAATAATTTAAGACCAGGGAATATCGGAGCAGTGACCTCGGCTCCAAGACCAATAGTATCTGCTAAAACTTTTGGACCAGCTGTAGAACCTCTGTCAATTTGTTTTTGTTCTTCTGCTTTAATTAGTTTATCAAGACCAATTTTTTTCTCTAATGATGTTGGTGTTATGTTTTGTAAAAACTCTGAGAATATTCCTGTGCCTCTAATGTTGGATGGTAATACATCTTCATAGTCTTGAACATAATTATTTCCTGATCCCCCTGTGATTCTAAATGGACCTTTCTGCACAATATCAGAAACCAATTTTCCAGTTGCTGGTAATATTCTACCTGCAAACTCTGCAATACGAACACCAGACCTAGCCAACACATCTGCATAGTATGGATAATTTCTTGGATCTATAATGTCGTTTAACACCTCGATCGGATTCATAGTTTCTTTGTAAGTCTGCATTTTTGGTAGCTCTGCATCTTCGTTTGTAAAATAAAATTCTAGTTCTTTTAAAAAATTCTCATCAGCTCCTGCTGCACCACCGTTGCCAAAGTTTGCTCTTGGTAATGAAGTAATCTCAACACCACCTCCAGATTTAAAACCAACACCTTTTTTCTCTGCTATTCCGATAGTAGGTTTTGACGCTTGTTCTGATCGATACGAACCAAATTGTAATGCCTCTGTAATTTCATTAATTATGTCATCATCAAAACCAGCGGATTTATAAAATGAAGTTAACTGATCTATCTTTTGATCTAAAACTCTTTGACCAAATTGTATTTTTTCTTCTTTACTTAAATCATTATATTTAATTGCATCTGGGTTAATTAAATCAACGTTACCCATAATAAACCTAGGATCCACATTAGACATGTCTATGTTAAAACTATCAGATGTAATTTTTTGACCTATTTCTGGATTATTAAATACAAGTTTTCCAAAAGTATTTTCTTCAACAAAATCACTATCGTAAAGCTCATCTTTAATATTTTTTAACTTACCTGGTAATGAATCAAAATATTTTACTATGCCTTCTGCTGCTTTATCTATTTCTGCTGCGTTTTTTTCTGTTTTAGTTTTACCAAAATATTTGTCTAATGTTTGTAAATGAGTCAACAGTCCACCTTGCGTGTCTCTTAACAAATCTCTATTAACCTCAGAAAATTGCCAAGTCATATTTTGAATACTAAACAATTTATTTTGAATATCTTTATTTTTTAAAAATTTTACATTTTCAATAAAATTAACAGGGACAGGATTATGCCCTGCCTCTGCAGTAGAGTTTGGTATATAGGCTCTTTCATCTTCAAAAGGAATTAAATTTTTACGCATGTTTTTATTTAATTGATACATAAATTTAACCAAGCCTTCGTCTGTTTGAAGTCTGTATTTTAATTTTTCTTTAGAAGTTTTTCTTAAATTTTCACTTGTAGATCTAGATTCATAATTAGTTAATTTATTTGTAGAATAGTCTTTTATTGTTTTAACAACATCATTAATTTTAAAACCTTGCTTACCACCAGGTAAACTTACAGGTTCCAAACCTTGGTCTTTTAATATTTCAACAAAAAAATTATTTTTTCTTTTGTTAGTTGTATCAAGGCCAAGAATATCTTGTAATTCTAATCTGTTATAAACTTTATTTTTGTTAAGTTTTAATTCTTTAATTCTATTATTAATAGAATTTGGATCTCTTTTTAAAGTGTTAGTTAAAACGTTGAGGTCAATTGGATTATTTATTTTTGGAATATTAGATGTTAAAGCTCTTCCTGCTCTATCAAACGTAAAACCTTTTCTTTGACCAGCTTGTGTTATTTGTTGATAAACATTATTTAATTCTTTACCTGTAGAACCTGTTAAATCAGAAATGGCTTTTTTTAAATTACCAGCGTGATTATCTAAAGAATATTTATTTATATTTTCAAAAAATCCTTCTTTGTCATATTCTCTATTTTTTACAGATTCTTTTAAAAGTTCTAAACCTAATTCTGTAAAATCTGGTCCTTCTGGCGGCTTTTGGTCTGGAGTTTTATCATCAGAAGGAATAATATTTTTTTTATTATCATCTTTGTTCTTACTAAAAAATATATCTTTTAATCTCATACCACCAAGAGTTAATCCAGCTGGTAAAGCCATACCAGGCACATCTAATGGTTTAAAACTATCAAGGTCGGCAGGATTTTTTTCTGGAAACAAAGGATTAAGAGTCATAATATTTGTTCCAAACTGTTGATTAATTCTACCACCTTCTGCTTTGTTGTCTCGCATAAATCTATTTATGGCTTCTCTATCTAGAACCTCTTGTTTTGGCGGTGGCTGTGGTGCCTCACTTGCTCTAAACACACCAGGTATGTCTAAAAGTTTTTGAAACTCATCATCGTTCAACGCAAACTTATTACCAAGACTCTTGTCCTCGTCATCAATCAACGTGTTATTTATGTAATCAAATACGTAAGCCAACTATGCCTCCTTTTGCACCTCTAAACTGATCTCCTCTTTTCCCTGACTGTTTTAAATAATCTCTAAGATTTTTTTTGCCACCATGATCTTGATAGTATTTAAAAGCATCCAATACTCTTCGAAGAACATCGTCTTCTAATTGTAGAATATTATCATAGAACGAACCATCTGCAAATCCAACACGTCCACCTTCTGCGTTTAGATCTTTGAACGGTAAGATCTTAGAATCAAACTTAGGTTTAGTTCTAAAATATTCTTTGTAACTATCTGGGTCTAGTGTCTGTAGTGCCTGTTCTAGTGCACTGATGTTTTCACCGTGGTACACGATCCTATCCATTCTTAAATTTGGATCATCTATACCGTAATAATTTTTACTTGCCTCATCCGTTGGATTTTTATAGGCACTAAAAGCTTTTAGATCATCAGATAATTGTTGTTGTATCTCTGTTGGTGTTAGATATTCTAAAGCATTCTTCGGCCCATCTTTTTGTATGGGTTGAACTTTATTTCTCTCTAACCACTTAAATATATCCTCTTCCTCAGGATTAAAATTATCTAACTTTTTAAATACCTGATTACCAAAATGTTTTCTCCAGATTCTTACCGGATCCGGTGCGTAAAAATCAGCGTTACCATAATGATGCGCACCCTTAACAAGATTTTTATATATCTCGTCATCTAGTTTTATAATGCCTTTTTCATGCAACTTTGGTAAAAAGAAACTACCGTAGCCTCTGTAGTTTGATGAATTAGGGCTATCGTACCCAGGACCATCATACAATCTTTTTAATCTTAATTTTTTTTCATCTGTAATTTTTTCTGTTTTAAAACCTTCTTCAAGTTCTTTTGTTGCTTTTTTTAATTTCTCGTTTGTCTTAAATAATTTTTCAAGAGCACCTTTAAACGATAGCTCGTCTGTTGCTGCTTCATCTATCTGACTAGCGTAGACCTCCTCTGGTTTTTTACCTTCTTCAATGATACCTTTTTCTAATTTATTCTTCTCAGCAGTCACTCTTCTATACACACCAAGATTATAAAAGATATTATCTTTTTGTGTTTGTGTTAATCTTATGTCTGGATTCTCTCTTAAAAATTCTATGGTCTTGTTAAACTCACCTGCAAGATCCTGTTCGTACTCGAACATATATCTATATCTCTTATCTCTACCTACATTTCTAACATCAAACGGTCTAAATCTGCTGGCATCTGTTAATCTTGAGTTAACAATAACAAGACTACCTCTTTGTTCTTTTGTCAGAGCTTTACCTAAAAAATCTATACCCTCTTGAGAACTAGCGATACCACCTTTTGGTTTAGGCCCTGATTCTATTAGTTGTTGCAATAATTTTATTATATCATCCATTAATAATACACTCTCTTAGGTTTTGCTGTAGCCTCATCAACATAGTCCTCTGGGTGTTGTAAGAAACCACCTTGTCTAAATCGCATGAGAGCTTGTGTAGTAGAATCGACAAGGTCATCATGATCGCCATAGGGAAACGCCGCGCACTCCTCAATGACTTCATCCGCGAACTTTTGTTCCGGTGCATATATCATACCAGATTCAAACAGAGGTGCAACAGAATTGACACGAGCGTGCTTGTCGTTGCCTTTGCTAGGTGTAAAGTTTGTAACCGGTATGTTCATCTTTCTTAGCTCGTATGTTAGTGGCAGACCACTTGCTTTAGACTCAACTATGACTGTTTCAGGTTTCCAATACTCGTATTGTTCAAGAGCCAAGCGCCTTAGCTCAGGAAACTCGTATCTGCCTTTAATAGCATCAACTAATATTAAACAAGCTCCACTATCTTCGCTAGGATAAAACACACCCCACGTTGTAATAGCTGAGTAGTCTGCAGTTTCTTTTTTTAAGAAAGCTGTATCATAAGATTGTATGACATGATGTAATTGTGGTATCTCTTCCCCTTTGTAAGTTTGCCACCATTCACGTTTTAATATTGCACCTTCTTCTGCTGTCGGGTTTTGCATCCACTGTGCATTCCATTTGCCCGTGGGCAGTGTTGCTTGTACTTTCTCTAACTCATCTAACTTCCAATACTCAGGCCACACAGGTTTTTGGTTCTTTGATCCGTGTTCCATGATTGCTGGAAACTCGACCACGTGCCACTGATCAGCTTTAGGTTCACTCTGGTTCTTGACCAACATACCTGTTAGATCTTTTGTAGTCCAACGAGTCATGACTAAAACAATCTTGCCTCCTGGTTGTAAACGTTGTCCTGGACCTGATGTATACCACTCGTAAGCAGATTCCATCGCTGTAGGGGACATTGCATCTTGTTCAGAATGTGGGTCGTCAATGATTAATAAATCTGCACCACGTCCAGTGATTGCACCACCAACACCAGCTGCAAAATATTCTCCGCCTTGTTCCGTCTCCCAACGTCCTGCTGCTTTACTATCTTCTTGTAATCTTGTTTTAAAAATTTTACCGTAGTCTTCTCTATCAATCAGGTTCTTTGCTTTACGCCCAAATCTTATTGCGAGTTCTGCCGTGTGCGTTGCTTGTATAATCTTTAATTTTGGATCACGGCCCACCATCCATGCTGGTAGCAAGTATGATGCAAATTCTGATTTGGTATGCCTAGGAGGCATATTAATGATCAATCGGTTTATTTCACCCGTTGCTAATTTATTAAATTTATCTGCGATGTGTCTGTGGTGGGACCCCTCTACAAAGTCGGGCCACACACATTTGACAAAAGACAAGAAATCATTCTTAGCTTTATTCTGTATCTTTTTTTCAGCAAGCAGAAGTTGCATCTGCTTGAAGGTCTTACGAACATCTGCAGGTAATTTTTCTATATTTACCTTATTCAAGTCCATGGTACCAATATGTTTTCAGTATACACGAATGTCTAAAACT